GAGCCCTGACCCTTCCTGGTTTAATATCCCCCCAAAACAACTCAAGAAGCCATGAAAACGACTGAGAAGCCTTCAGAAGGCCACCAAACGGCCTCAGAAGCCCTCAATAGCCCTCAAACGGTTTTGGGTAGGGACACAGACCTACAAAACCCGCAAATCGGCGTACAAACCCCCAGAATCCACACTGCATTGAACGATTTGCCCTCACGTGGGGGTGAATTGATCGACCTGGCGACCAGTCTGGGTATCGATCTCATGGAATGGCAGAAATTCGCGCTGATTCACACGCACAAAGTCAAGCCTGACGGTCGCTGGGCAACGCCAGTAAATACAATCGTGGTCGCACGTCAAAACGGAAAATCGTTTTTGCAGCTCATCAGAATTCTAGGCGGCTTATTCCTATGGGACGAAAATTTGCAGATTGGTTCAGCCCACCGCCTATCCACGTCGCTGGAACAATTTCGGGCAATGGTGCAAATGATTGAAAAGAACGAATCGCTTGCTAAACAGGTGAAGAAGATTCGCTGGCAACATGGCGGTGAAGAAATTGAAACCATGACGGGCAATCGGTTCATTGTGCGAGCAGGCGGTTCAGCTGCGCGTGGTGTTTCCAGGCCATCAACAATTCACCTGGACGAATTACGCGAAATGACAGATATTGAATCATTTGCTTCGTTGCGCTACACCCTTATGGCTGCAAACAATCCAATGGTCATGGCGTACACAAATGCTGGTGATTCTTCGTCGGTTGTGCTTAACCAATTTCGAGATCGGGCGTTGGCTTCGATCGCTGGCGTTGCTGATGACATTGGTTATTTCGAATGGTCAGCCCCAAGTGATGAAATCAGCGTAGAGAACGCAAGGCACGCCAATCCCTCAATGGGCACACTTATCCACGCCGATAATATCAAATCGGTTCTTAATGACCCGCCTGACGTCGTAATGACTGAAGTGTTGTGTCGTTGGGTCGTGGCAATCAATAGCGCGGTGGACGCCGCTTCCTGGGGTAACTGCCTGGATAAGTCAATCGATCTAGACATTGATAAATTGACCTGGTTGGCGATCGATCTTAGCCCAGACAGAAAACATGCCAGTTTGGTCGGCGCTCAGAAAATTGGGAACGAACAATTTGTGGTGAAATTATTGCATACATGGCAAAATGATCTTCAGTTGGACGACAAAGCAATTGCCAACGACCTGGCAGATTACGCCCGCAAATATCCAACCGAATACGTTCTTTACAGTCGCAAAACCAGCGCAGCAGTCGCCGCACGCCTGGCACCTGCTGGCATTCCAATTTTCGACATGGACGGCGTTTACCCACAGGCGTGTGATGAAATGTTGTCTGCGATCAATAGCGGTCGTTTGAAGCACAGGGGTCAAAGTCAACTTTCGGAAGAAGTGTTGGCTGCCGTGCAACTTCGACGTGGCGACGGGGGCTGGGTCATTGGAAGGCGGGCGTCACAGTCGGTTGTGTGCAGCGCCGTCGCCGTCGCGCTCGCGACACATTTTGCGACACGCCCAGAGAATGATCTTGACATCATGGTGGGTTGAACATATAAGCCTGACACAATTCGGGCATGGGATTATTTGATTCATTCACGCGCAAGGTTGAGGCTGCCGTTCCAGTCGAAGCCAGCAACGTGGACGCAGCTGCAATTGCGCCGTATTACAGTGAAGTAGGAAATTTATTCCTATTTGGCGGCGTAATTACGGCTTCGCGTGCCGAAGCAATGAGCGTTCCTACATGCGCCCGCGCGCTGGGAATTATTCAGACGGTTGCTTCACTTCCAATGCACACACGCAATGAGGCAACAGGTGAGAAGGTCACACAACCGCGCGTGATCAATCAGCCAGACCCACGAATCCCAGGCACAACGTTTTGGTCATGGATTATTTCAGATTTGTTTTTCTTTCCTAGCGCATACGCGTACGTTATGGAACGTTATGCCGACACAGGCAAGATTCGCGCAATGGAACGCGTCGCACCTGAACGAATCACCATTCAGACAAACGGAATGGGTTATGAAATTGTTTCCTATCAGATAGACGGCGCTTACGTTGACCCAGCCAACCTGGTTGTTTTTCAGGGCACGCAAGAAGGTTTGCTATCTCGCGCAGGTCGAACAATTAAGGCAGCCGCAGCACTTGAACGGGCTGCAATGAATTTTGCAGTCGAACCAATTCCGCAAATGGTTTTGAAATCCAATGGGACTTCATTGCCAGCCGATCGCGTTTCAAAGTTGTTGACCGCCTGGCGCACCGCGCGAGCGAATAAATCAACTGCATTTTTGAATGCTGACGTCACATTGGAAACATTGGGTTATGACCCAAAGAATTTGCAGCTGAACGAAGCCCGAAACTACGTCGCACTAGAACTTTCGCGCGCCTGCGGATTACCTGCGTATTTCACTGATTCCCAGCAATCAAGTTTTACCTATTCCAACGCCTTAGACAAAAGGCGCGACCTGGTGGACTTCGCGTTTAGAAATTACATGTCGATCATTGAACAAAGGTTAAGTTTTGCGGATTTTACCCCTGCTGGAAATCGTGTGTCGTTTGATTTGGACGACTTCCTTCGTGGCAATCCTTATGAGCGTGCCCAGGTTTACGAAATCTTAAATCGAATCGGCGCAATGTCGGTCGAAGAAATACGCGAGGAAGAAGACATGTTGCTATGAAAAAAGTCATCACACCCATGCAAATTACTGCGGCCGATTCAAACAGTCGCACAATTTCTGGGCGCATTGTTACGTTCGAAGAAACAGGCAATGCGTCAATCGGCAAGGTTCAATTCGCAGCTGGTTCAATCGAACCAACCGCAGTTTTGCTTAACCTAGAACATGACCGTACACGTCGAATTGGCAAAACGCTTTCAATTGAATCAAGCGACAAAGGCATTGACGCAACTTTCAAAATCGCGGAAACAACTGCGGGCAATGACGCATTGATCGAAGCGCAAGAAGGTTTGCGCGACGGATTCAGCGTTGAAGTTTCGTTTGACGAATACGAAACACTCAAAGACGGAACAGTACGCATTTTGGCTGGCGAATTAACTGGCGTCGCATTGACGTCAGAACCAGCAATCCGATCAGCGCGCGTGGAATCAGTCGCCGCAACAGAAGACGAAATTTCAGATTCGATAACCGAAACTGAAGCACCAACACCAACAGAAGGAGAAGACAAAGTGGAAGACACCGTCAAAGACGCTGCAACCGCCGAAACGGTTGAAGCCGCCCAGTCAATCACCGCAACTGCAAATGCAGTCGGTGGTTTCAAATCATCACCACGCATTGAAATAACTGCTGCGAAATATCTTGAAAACAAGGTTCTTGCTGCAACAGGTGACGAGAATGCACGTCAGTACGTTCTTGCAGCTGACAACACAACAGACAACGCAGGACTTGTTCCTACACGTCAGTTAACTGAAGTTGTCAACGGACTATCAACGACAATCCGCCCAAGCATTGACGCGATCTCTCGCGGTGCATTGCCTGACGCTGGAATGACATTTGAAATTCCTAAGATTACACAAGCACCAACGGTTGCTGTAACGGCTGAAGACGCAGCGTTTTCAGACACAGATCAGAACTCAGCGTTCCTATCAGTTGACGTTAAGAAATTTGCGGGGCAGCAAAAATTCTCCGTTGAATTGCTGACCAGAACTTCGCCCCTATTTTATGACGAGTTACTTCGTAACATGGTCGCGGCAATGGCTAAGGCGCAAAACTCATACGTCAACGGCATTTTGATTTCAAACGCGTCACTTGACGCAACAACAGTTGCAACTTATCCAACCGCTGCCGAATTGCTTGGCATTGTTGGACGTGGCGCAGCGAGCGTTTATGGCGCAACTGCGGGTCTTGCAAATCCATTTGCACGCAATATGATCGTGTCAACGGGTCAGTGGTCAAACCTCATGACACTGAATGACGCTGGTCGCCCAATCTATTCACAGGTTTCAAACCCTATGAATCAGGCAGGCGTCGCAGTCCCAACAAGCCTGACTGGCAACGTTGCAGGATTGAATCTCTACGTTGACCCAACAAACGGCGGCGACGGCGACGGAACAATCCTGGTTGTCAACCCTGACGCTTATACATGGTACGAAGGAACTTCATACCAGTTGCGCGCAGAATCAACCGCTGACGGTTCAATCACAGTCGGCGTCTATTCATTTGGTGCGGTGGCGAACAAGATTAACGCTGGCGCGTTCAAGAATAACAAGGCGTAAAGCCCACAAACTAATCATGCGGCGGGTTCTCCCGATCTCGCCGCAGTCGATCGAAAGGAACGCTCATGCCTAGTATTGTCACCGCAAGTCAACTGCGAACAGTGCTGGGCGTGAGCGTTTCGTTATACAGTGACAGTTATCTTGACGAGATAATAAACACTAGTGAAGCCGTAATTTTGCCAATGCTGGTGGCAAATACTTCAGCAATCAATTCATACAAACTTGAATCTAACGTGGCTTACTTCTACACCCAGCGCAGTCACCATTTTGTTGCTGGTCAATCGATCATTGTTGCTGGTTTGCCAGCGCCATTTACGGCAACCCACACAGTCGTAACCGCAACTGAGTATTCATTTACCGCTGCATTGACTTCATCAAATGTCACCTTGCGGGAAATCATTCCAATGGGTACGGCCACACTTTCAGGCTATTCAGCTGCCGACATTTATGCAAACAGTGCGCCTATCGAATCTGCAATTCTTGCGGTCAGTGTTGAAGTCTTTCAGTCACGCGTTGCAGCTGGTGGCCAGATCGAAGGCGTCGATTTTACTGCCACGCCATATCGCATGGGTCGCAGTTTGACCAACCGCGTTAGCACTTTACTTATGCCTTACCTAGATGTTGAAACGGTCGTGCAGTAAATGCCAGCCAATTCAGTCGCCGAAACCCGCGCAGCCCTAGCCAATTCGTTCAGTGCATTGGCCGCCAACATTTATGGGTCGGTTCCCGAAGCACCGATTCCACCTGCAATTGTGGTGGTTCCAGATTCGCCATACATGGAAGTTGTTTTAATTGGCAAGGCCAAAACCCAAGTCAAGATTAACTTTGCAATTT